TGGTCCCCTCCACAACAGTACTGGTTGGAGAAGATGGGTAAGGTAGGTTGGGAACTTGTGACTATCCTACGAGAGAAGCACAATGGCAGTTTCCTGTACACTGTCTACTTCAAAAAAGAGGTGCAAGATGAGTGACGAAGAACCCTTCTACATTGGCGTAGAGGAAACAAAGGAGCATGAAGACGGTAGTGCTACGTACACCTTCACGATGGACGACAAGGCAACAGAGGCTATGGCTAAACTCGGAATAGAGTTCTGTGTATTCTGTGCAGCCTACCAGTTGGACCTTCAATACGTCTTGGACAACTTGGCATACCTTGCGGAGAAGCGGGACAGCAGTGGAAACGACAAATAAAGGTTCGGTGAGAACAGTCTTGACACATCACTCGCTCCCGTGGTCTACTGCTAAGCCTGTTGTCGTTAAGGTGACGCTACCAAGGGAGCCTTGGGCTAAGCCTACTAAGGAGGAGGACGAAGCATGACGTTTGGACAGTGGTGGGAAAGAAAAGGTTGGTGGTTCGCCCGCAAGTACAACCTCAGTGAAGAGACGATGAAGGAGATTTGGGATGAAGTTTGTCGCCATGGACATTGAGACGGATGGTCTGGACGCTAGCCGCATCTGGGTGATCTGCTCTAAGGACTTGGACACTGGTGAGACGATCCAGTTCCTTAACCCATCGCACATCGACGAAGAGAAGGAGAAGTTCCTTGCGTATTGCCGAACTGTTGACAAGTTTGTATTTCACAATGGTCTTGGCTTTGATGTTCCTGTGCTTCATCGCCTCATTGAAGACGGTTGCGTTCCTTATGGAAGTGTTATTGATACTCTTATTGTGTCCCGAATGATCGACTACGAGATTAAGGATGGCCACAGCCTAGAGGCTTGGGGTAAACGTCTGGGTCTCTTTAAGGGTGACCACAAGGACTGGAGTAAGCTCTCACAGGAAATGATTGACTACTGCCACCAAGACGTAGCGGTTACTCAAGCACTCTTCGAAAGGTTCCGTAAGGTAATCTTCGATAAGGCATGGGCTGATGCACTACGTTGTGAGCACGACATTCAAATCCTCTGTGAAGAAATGACGACAAATGGTTTCAAGTTTGACAAGGCTAAGGCTGAGGAGTACTTGAAGGAGATCGAAGATCGTATGGCAGAGCTTGAGGCAGGGTTCCAAAGGGACTTCCCACCTAAGCTCGAAGAGGTTAATCGCCTCAAGTATCGCGTTAAGGAAGATGGGACACTCTTCTCTACTGTCGTTAAGGCAAAGGAAAAGTACCCGGTTACTGACGTATACGGTGATGAACTGATCTGCTTTGATTGGGTGTCGTTTGATCCGGGATCACCCAAGCAGAGAATCGACAGACTATGGGACGCAGGGTGGACCCCTGTAGACAAGACAAAAGGACACATTCAGTATGAGCGTGAGCAGCGTGACAAAGCAAGACAACAGTGGCGAGGGAAAAGACGCTGAGCGTGGGAAGAAGTTCGCTAAGTATGGCTGGATGTGCAACGAACTGAACCTCTCTACGCTTCCTGAGGATGCACCAGAAGGGGCTAGGAACCTTGCAGAATGGCTCACCCTAGAGGGTCGTCGTTCATCGCTCGTAGAGTGGCTGGGTCACGTTAAGGACGATGGTCGTATCCACGGCAGGTTCACCCACATTGGGGCTTGGACTGGACGTATGGCCCATAGCGCACCTAACCAAGCGAATATCCCTGCCGCCTTCCATGGTAAGGTTAAGTCTGCTGTCGATTCCGTTAAGGAGAAATACGACGGAAAGATGCGAGGTTTGTGGAAGGTTGAGGATGGCAACTGGCTCGTAGGCACCGACGCAGAAGGTATCCAGCTACGCATCCTTGCCCACCTGATGAAGTCTGATGAATACATTCACGCTATCGTCAGTGGTAAGAAAGAGGATGAAACGGATATCCATAACGTGAACAAGAGAGCCTTGGGTATGTCTCACGTTACCCGTGACATGGCCAAGACGTTCATCTACGCCTTTCTCCTCGGAGCAGGTAACGACAAGGTGGGGCAGATTCTCAAGGTAAGCACCAAGGAGGCTGCACAGGCTGTCGAGAACTTTATGAATAGTATCCAAGGGTTAGCACGTCTTAAGAAGCAAGTGATACCCCACATTGCAGAGACAGGCTGGTTCAAGGGTTTGGATGGACGTAGGGTTAGTGTACCATCTGAGCATAAAACACTTGCTGGTCTGCTACAGAATGGCGAGGCTGTCGTTATGAAACATGCGGCGATTAGCTGGACAAACTCCGCAAGGGAAGCGGGGATTAAGTTCAAGCTGGTGACGTGGCCTCACGACGAATGGCAGACAGAAGTTGAAGGAACGAAAGAGGACGCAGAGCATCTAGGGTCTATCCAAAGACAGTCTATCGTTGACACAGGAAAGAAACTCTCTATACTCTGCCCTCTCGCAGGATCGACGGACATTGGTAGGGATTGGTTCCAGACCCACTGAACGTAGATAAACTCACAAAGGAGAAGTGAAATGGCTAAGACTAAATGGGGTGTGTTCGAAGGCGAAATCTTCTGGGCGCGTGTGTTCGAACAGAACATTGACGACAGTGAATACCACAAGGCTACTGAGGGTCAGTACAACTGTGTGTTCATCCCGAAGGACGACGAAGAGTTGGACAAGATGAAGAAGATGGGTTTCCCTGAGAAATCAATGGGTAACGCCATGATCCGTGAGATTGAAGCAGCGGATGGCCGTAAGGGTATGAAGCTCAAGCGTCCTAACAAACACGCTAAGATCGAAGACTTCGGTGGTGCACCTGTCGTCACTAAGGGTGTCTCGGACGACGTATGGGACATGGACGTAGACGGTGAGTTGGGTAACGGCACCAAGGTCAAGGTGAAGATCAGTATATATGGTGAAGGCGCTACGGCATCTGTTCGCTTGGAGAAGATCGCAGTGCTTGAGTTGGTTAAGTTCGAAGCTAGCGCAACTATGGGCTGGTAAGATAAAACCTGAGGGGGAGCTTAAGTGTTCCCCCTTCCATCACCATCAAAGCCAGAGGGTATTACCATGACCAAAGAGAAAGACGTAGTGTCCTCCATCGTGGAGAAACTCATTAACAATGGTGCTATGGACGAGATTGTCTTGGCAGTTCTGGAGAGTTCTCTTGAGACTAACTTCGAGGAGTTGGAGAAGCTGTCGAACAGGAAGTATCTTGAGGCTCACCACTGGCAGGACTACGCTGATTGTTTGCAGTATGCTCACGCTTGCCTGAAGGTTCTTCGGCATTTCTCTGTTAGCAACTATGAGGAAGAGCAAGTACGTGCCAATCTATATTCACTTATGATTGAGGAGCTTTACTGAGATGATTAAGGCTACGTATATCGACCACTGTGGATCAGATTTGACAACCGTTAATGCTGCACGGGTCAGCTTTGGTAAGAAGAGTTCGGCAGTCGAATGGGGTTGGATAGATATTGAGGATCGTTCTGGTGAGCTAGTGGCTATCCTAAATGAACAGGATACTAAGCTGATCCACTACCTTGCCTCACACAAGCACATGTCCCCCTTCGGTCATGCCTTCGCATCCTTCCACGTTAAGGCACCCATCTTCGTAGCACGACAGCTTGTGAAGCATAAGTTCCTTCGGTGGAATGAAATCTCTCGTCGTTACGTAGATGATGAGCCTGAGTTCTATGTGCCTGAGGTATGGCGGGGTCGAGCAGAAGACAAGAAGCAAGGGAGTTCAGGTGCTGTCCCTGACGAGGGGTTTTGGGCTTTCGCGACTTTGTCAGAAGCTGTCAGTTCTTTTGCTGGAGAAGATGTCCTTCTGTACAAAACCCTGCTTGAACGAGGCGTAGCACCTGAACAAGCCCGTATGGTTCTCCCTCAATCGACAATGACTGAGTGGTACTGGTCGGGAAGCCTTGATGCCTTCGCAGATATGTGTCGTCTACGCTGCAAGGAAGATACCCAATACGAGACACGTCTAGTTGCGGATCAGATCAGCGTGATAATGAAAGACCTATTCCCTGTATCGTGGGATGCCCTAACGAAGGAGAACGACAAATGAACCAAGACCTATATGACCTCTTCGAAGAGTTTATGAACGGAAACTTCTCAGATAAGGTAGTAGAACTTCGTGTACGTGAACAAGTGTTGGGCCTACGCCTTTCTATTGACACACTTGAGCACATGAACCGTACCCGAGGTGGGTTGGAAACGTATCAGCGTGAAGACCTCGAAGATCACTGGCAAGACCTCGACGCTATGACCCGAGTGTACATTTACTTCTCTGGAGACTACGACCTTAGTGAAATCCCTGAGTGGAGACACGAAGACTTTACCCCTAATGTTGCAGGATGGGACTACTGGACCCAAGGTGACGTGAAGTGATTGTCCTCGTAGACGGAGACGTTGTAGCCTATCGTGCAGCGTACTCTAAGGAGGGTGAGCCTCTTAGCGACGCAAAGGAGAAGGTTGACGAGTTGATGGACAATATCTCCTTCGACACAACCTCACGAGGGGAGCCTATGGAAGTCTACCTGACGGGTGAGGGAAACTTCCGCTACGACATTAGCCCTACCTACAAGGCTAACCGTAAGGATACCGCTCGTCCTGAACACCTCTCGGACCTACGCACTTACCTTGTGGATGCTTACGATGCTATCGTCAGTCAGGGTCAGGAAGCTGATGATCTTATCGCTATCAGAGCCACAGAGTTAGCCTACGACTGCACTATCGTCTCCCCCGATAAGGACTTCAAACAGATTCCTTGTCGTCACTACAACCCTACGAAGGCTGAGTGGTCTGTCGTTGGAGAGTTTGAGGCACTACAGTTCTTCTACGCCCAGATCATCATGGGTGACCGAGCAGATAACGTAGAGGGCATCTATGGCATTGGCCCAGTGAAGTCTAAGCGTATGCTAGCTGGGGCAACGACAGAAGAAGAGTTGTATGAGAAGGTGGTTGAGGCTTACGAAGGGAATGAGGAGCTTGTCGTTACAAACGCTAGGCTGCTCTGGCTACGACGTAAGGAGGACGACCTATGGTTGCCGCCCAATCAAAGGTAAGGCAAAGAGCACTCAAGGCTGGGTATCGTTCTGGCCTTGAGGAAAACGTAGCGACACAGCTTAAGAAACTAGGCGTTACGGCAGAATACGAGACGACAAAGATCAAGTACAGGGTCGAAGAAGACAGGTCTTACACACCAGACTTCGTGCTCCCAAACGGTATCATCATTGAGACCAAGGGTAGATTTGTTGCTGCGGACAGGAAAAAGCACCTCCTCATCAAGAAACAACACCCAGAGCTTGACATTCGTTTCGTCTTCTCCAATAGTAAAACTAAGCTGAGCAAGGGTTCCAAGACTACCTATGGAGCTTGGTGCACGAAACATGGCTACATGTATGCCGACAAGGAGGTTCCTTTAGAATGGCTAAAGAGATAAAGATTCACAAGGTCATTGAGGGACCGTTTGAAGACGACGAAGAAGATGGCTACTGGTGCCTGTGTCTGGCAGAGGACGATGGTGAACTCTACGACATTGAGGTTTTCTTCGACGAGTTCGACGAGGCTTACACCTTCAAGATGCACTTCACCAAGAGTATCAACCCCATCATCATGGAAACTGACGATGAAGCGGAGCACGACGCATGAGCACTACACATCTTGTTATCGGTGATCCCCACGCCCACCCAGACTTCTCTAACGACAGAGCAGATTGGTTGGGTAAGCTGATCTTGGACCTCAAGCCTGATGTTGTCGTTAACATGGGAGACACTGCTGATCTAGCGTCTATGTCCTCCTACGACAAAGGTAAGGCATCCTTCCATGGGCGTAACTACCAGAAGGATATTGATGCTCACCTAGACTTCCAAGATCGCATGTGGCACCCTATCCGTAAGGCTAAGAAGAAGATGCCTCGTCGTGTAGTCCTAGAGGGTAACCACGAGAACCGCATCAAGAAGGCCATCCAGTACTCCCCTGAGCTAGAGGGTGATCGTTTCGGTGTCTCCTTCAAGAACTTAGCCCTTGACGATTACTATGACACTGTAGTAGAATATGATGCCTCTACTCCCGGTGT